CCGCGAGCATCCCGAGACCTGGTGGGCGTCGGCGCGCACGTGGTCACGCGACGCCGATCCAGAGCAGCAGGGAAACACCCTCGCCGGCCTACGGGCGGACTACGCGCTGTATCTGCTGGACGAGGCCGGTGGCATCCCAGATGCCGTCGCCCAGAAGGCCGAGTCCGGCCTGCTCACCGGAATCGAAACGCGGATGGTGATCTCGGGCAACCCGACGCACTTGAGCGGCCCGCTGTACCGTGCGGCCACGACCGAGCGGAAATACTGGCGCGTGTTCGAGGTGACCGGAGACCCCGACGATCCCAAGCGCGCGCCCCGGGTGAGTATCGAAGAAGCCCGCAAGCTCATCGAGCGCTACGGCCGCAACGACTCGCTGGTCCAGGTGGACGTGTTCGGGCACTTCCCGTCCGGCTCAACCGATGCGCTGGTGAGCCGCCAGCAGTTCGAGGACGCATTCACTCGCTGGGAGTCGGGCGCGGATCTGGCGAGCACGCCGCGCACGCTCGGGCTCGACGTCGCCCGCTTCGGTACGGACCGCTCGGTGCTGTGCTTCCGCGAGGGGGATCTGGTGCTGGGCTTCGACGAATGGCGCGGCCAGGATACCGAGTACACGTCGAGCCGCACGATGGAGCAGGCCGAGAGCTGGGCGCGCGATTTCTGCGCTGATGGCAAGTCGCCCGACACCGAGGCCCATGAGATCCCGATCCTCGTGGATGACATAGGCGTCGGCGGCGGGGTGACCGACAAGCTCATGGCCCGCGGCTTCAACGTGACCGGCGTCAAGGTTGGGTCGGCGCCGTGTGACCGGGTGAAGTTCGCCAACCTGCGCGCGGAACTCAACCTCGCCGTGCAGGATCGATTCCGCGAGGGTGGGATCGCACTCGCGCCGGCCGTGAAGTCAGACACCACGCTGATGGCCGAAGGAACGACGCTGAGGGTTGGGTACGCGGCGGGCACCAGCAAGCGCAAGATCGAATCGAAGGACGAGTACAAGAAGCGCGTCGGGCGGTCGCCTGACTATTGGGATGCGCTCGTTCTGGCGTTCCACCCAGGGGCGGGGGTCCCGCTGGTGATGTTCTGATGTTCCGCCGGATCAAGGCGGGGCTGTACGCGAGACGGAGGTTGCGCGAGATGATGGGCGCTCAGATGCAGACAGCGACGCCGGAAGTCATGCGCTCAGGCTCCGGGTATGACGCGCTGTGGAAGCGCGGCCTCGAACACCTCGCGGTGGGCGACAGCCCGACCAAGCCGCTCGAGCAGGTCGCGTGTGTGTACATCGCCGTGAGCAAGATCACCGCCTCTCTCGCCTCGGTTTCCTATTCGCTGTTCACCGGCAAGGACCGCACCGAGGACCATCCACTGCTCACGACTTTCCAGCGACCAAACGACGCGATGAGCGGAACGGCGCTGTTTGAGTCCACTGAGATGTGGCTCCAGATGCGCGGGCAAGCGTTCTGGCTCGTGGATGGAGTCGCAGGCTCGCGCGACGGCGGCCCGAGCAAGATGCGGATCCGCGTGCTGGACGCTGACCGGGTGAAGGCCGACGTGAAAGACGACGAGCTTCTGGGATGGAAGTACAAGACGCAGAATCTCTCCGTCGATGAGGTCGTGCGCTTCGCCTACGCGAACCCCTCCGATCCGTTCGAAGGGCTCTCCCCACTGAAGGCCGCGCGCCTCGGGTACAACCTCGCGTACAAGTCGAGCCGCTGGCAGGAGAAGTTCTACGTCAACGGAGGCTTCCCGCCGTTCTACCTCTACCTGCCAAAAGAGGCGGGCAACCTCGGGGTGGAAGCCAAGCAACTCCTCAAGGACCAGTTCCGCGAAGAGTACCTCGGCATCCGCAACGCATGGAAGCCGCCGGTGCTCACCCAGGGCGCCGAGCTGCGGACGGTCAGTATCAGTCAGCGTGACGCCGAATGGCTGGCGACTCAGAAGCTCGCCAATTGGGAAGTGTTCGCTGTCTTCCATGTGCCTCCATCCATCGCTGGGTACTCCGAAGACGCCAACCGGAGCGTGTCGCTCGAAGACAAGCGCGAGTTCTGGGGCGGGAAGATCCGCGGCGACGGCCAATTGATCGCCTCGGTCATCAATGCGACGTTCATTCCGCGCTACTGGCCGTCGCTGCGCTTCGCGTTTGACTGGCGGGCGAAGTTCTCCGAGGTCATGCCCGAAGAGATCCGGGCGTCGATTGAGTCGATGGGCAAGTTATGGGCGATGGGCGTGCCCGCAGCGGAGGCCGCGAAGATCGTCGGGGTCGAGGTGGACACCGAAGGCAAGCCGTGGTTAGAGGAGGGATTCTTGCCGTTCTCCGTGGTGCCAGCGTCGAGTGTGGGCCAGGAAGATCCGGGCCTGCCCGATGACGAAGACAAGCACCTGCTGGCACGCGGCACGCACTGGCCCAAGGCCGAACGGATGCGTGCCGGGCTGTGGAAGTCCTACACCGCGCGCACCGATCGCGTCGAGCGCAAGATGCTCGGCGACTGGAGGGGCTTCCTGCGCTGGATGCGAGACGAGATCCTCGCGCGGCTCCGAGCCTCAGCCGCCACGTCCGGATCACATCCGGCGATTGATGCCCTGTTGCGAGACGACGAGGCGAGCCGCTACCTCCCCAAGCAGGGCGAGATCGAAAAGCAGGCCGTGGATCGCACCAAGCCGGGCCACTTGCTGGCCGCGCGTGAGGCTCGCGCTTCGGTGGCCGCCGAACTGGACCTGGATCTCGAAGCGTTCAACACGCTGGACCCGCGCGTGCTGCAACTTCTTGCCGAGCGGACCGTGGCCGTGAAGGTCGCCGCGATGAATGCCGGCGGGCGATACCGCGACGCGCTGGCCGAAGGGATCGCCAAGGGCGAGAGCATCGACAAGCTGGAGGAAAGAATCGCGGGGCTGTACCGGCAGGAGTACGTCGGCCAGGCGCGCACGGTGGCGCGCACCGAGACCCTGAGCGTGTTCTCCAAGGCCCGCGTGGACACGATGAGCGAGGCCGGAATCAAGAAGCACGAGTGGCTCTCGGCTAGGGATGAAGGCGTGCGCGAGTCCCACCAGATCGACGGGGAGATCCGGATCATCGGCGACCCGTTTTCCAACGGCTTGCAATGGCCGCTTGAATGGGGCGCGGACCCGGCTCTCGTGATTAATTGCCGATGCATCGCGCTTCCGGTGGTGGAGGATTGATGGATCAGGCCGAGAAGGATCGCATCACAGAAGAGTGGCGCAAGCGCTGTATGCCCCCTCGCTGGCTGACATTCGAGTTCGCCGCAGGGTGGACTGCCATTATGCTCGCCTTCGCGCTTCTCATCTTCGGGGGCCGGTGACCATGGATAGACACGGAGATCTCAGATTCTCAGAGGGCCTCTGGCGCCCGGACCAGGACGGCTTCGATGCGGCGCTCAAGCTGGCCCCGACGTGCGAGCGCGAGGAGTTGGAGCGGCTCAAGGATCTCGCCCTGGCCGGAAGACTGACGCGCCGGCTCCGCGGCACCGATGGCGTGTACCAGGTGGAGAGAGCGGTTGCCCCTTGCATTCGCGCGATCGATCTGGACCTGCGCGAGGTGACGGTCGTCGCCTCGGACGAGACGCTAGACAGCTACGGGGACACCATCATCGCGGACGGGTGGCAGTTCGAGAGGTTCGCCAGGAACCCCGTCGCGCTCATCGACCACGATTACAGCGTGGCCGCGATCGTGGGCCAGTCGATCAAGTGGTGGGTGGAGAAAAAGGCCCTCTACATCACCGACCGCTTCGACGGCCCCTGGACCAACGAGACGGCCGACATGGCATGGAACAAGATTGCCTCCGGGTCGCTGCGCGCGGTGTCCGTTGGGTTCCGCCCACTGAAGTGGGTCCGCCGCTACAACGACAAGGACGAGTGGACCGGGTTTGACTACCTGGAGCAAGAGTTGTATGAGAAATCGTGGGTCGCAGTGCCCGCGAATCCTTCGGCCGTGGTGATCGATGCCGCACTCCCCGCCGAGGCGCCGCCGGTTGTGACCGGCCGTGGCCTCGCCGAGAGGATCACGGCAATCGAGCGCCAGGCCGGACTCGCCGCGATCGCATCGCGGATCATGTAACACGCGCTCCGCGGCCAACGGAGCTTTACGTCCCCGCCCCGACCGGGAAAAGGGGACAGAAGATGGATCCGAAGGAACTTGAAACCCTGGAGCGCGTGGACGGCAAGCTCGAGAAGGTCCTCGCCGGACAGGCCCAGCTCGACGAGTGGAAGGCCAAGCAGCAAGAGCTGCAGGCCGGCCTGCTCAAGACGCTCACCGAGAACACCGACAAGATCAAGGGCCAGGACGAGGCCCTGGTCCGCATCGAGTCAGACCTGAAGAGGCGGCGCTTCGACACCGGGCGCACGTCCTCCGGCATCGTCGAGTCCGACGCTCTGCTCAACGCCCTGCCCGACGAGATGAAGGCGTGGATCCCCCGCGTGAAGGCTCTGCGCGGAGGCGACGCGCTGGGTCTCGGCGTGGATGGCCCGGCGATCCGCAGTCACGGCTCCGCCGCGCTCGCCCAGAAGGACCCCATCGCCTACGTCGGCATCGCCGCATGGCTGCGCTCGCGCATCAAGGCGGCGCTGGCCCAGCGAGGCGGCAGGCCCGACCAGGCGCAGAAGTGGACCGAGCAGGGCGACAAGATCGGCGAGGCTCTCGGCGGGCACATGGCCGAGCAGAAGGCCGCGCTACAGGAGGACACCGGTTCGGAGGGCGGATACCTCGTCCCGAAGATCCTGGAAGCCGTCATCGGCTGGATCATGAAGGACTCCAGCGTCGTGAGGCGCGCGGGCCCCACCGTGGTCCAGATGACGGTCAAGACGCACCAGCTCCCCAGCCTGGCGAACGACTTCAGCGTGAGCTGGACGAACGAGGAAGGGGTCATCACCGACGCGGCCCCGGCGGCGCCCTTCTCTCAGGGCAACCTGGTGGCCAAAAAGCAGACCGGCCTGGTGACGCCGTCCATCGAGCTGATCCAGGACAGCCCGATCAACCTGATGGACTTCATCCTCACGCACCTGATGAGCATCGTCGGGCGCGGAGAGGACCTCCAGGCGCTCGAGGGGGACGGGACGGTGTTCTCCGGCCTGTTCTCCGTCGCCGGGACCAATTCGGTCGCGCACGGCGGCACCAACATCACATGGCCGAGCTACATGAAGGCGGCCTACGCCGGAGAGCACGCCTCCACCATCGACGGTGGGGTGTACTTCCAGCACCCGTGGGTCACGCGCGATCTGCTGACGACCGGGATCGAGGGCGTCACCGACAACAAGGGCTTCGGCCTGCCCTCCGCGATGATGATCACCTTGGCCCCTGCGGGCAACATGTCGCCCACGGTCATCGGCGGCAAGCCGGTCTTTCAGACGTCCGTCATTTCGCGCGTCAGGAACACCGACGAGACCACCGTGTACCACGGCAACCCGGCGTACATCGTCATCGGGGACCGGATGGGCACGACCTTCGAGGCGAATCCCTGGTCCGAGACCGAGTGGAAGAAGGGGCAGATCAGCCTCCGGCTTCTGCGGCGGGT